AAGGCACAAAGTATTCTTAACTTTCTAGTCAACTAAACTCTCCAATGTAATACAAAATTTTTGTTTACATTGAAATTATATCATAAATGATTATTTAATTACTTAGGATTATCTGTCTTGTAAAATCCGCCACCTTTAAATTGAATTCCAAAAGGTGTAAAGTGTCTAGTCATATCAGATTCACACTCAACACAAGTGTATCCTGGATCGTTTTCAATAATTGATCTATTGACTGACATTGTTGCATGTGCATCATCATAAGAGCACTTGTATTCATATACTGGCATTATAATATCCTTTAATTATGGTGAGCAGTTTCAAGACTTGCTCAGGTCTATCCTAAGGCGTAACTATTGGCCCGTGTTCCATCCGAATGGAACAATCCAATTATACCTTATTTGATTTTAATAGTCTTTGGTTTCTTTTCTTCTGGCACAATACGATCAACTCTGATATGTAGCATGCCATCATCAATTGAAGCACCAGTTACTTCCATATATTCACCCAACGCAAATGTGCGTGTGAATTTACGGGCGGCAATACCTTTATGTAGGTATTCTCCATCTGTAACTTCTGTGATTTCACCCTTAACAATTAATGTACCATTATCTACTGATACATCAATGTCGTTCTTTGTGAACCCTGCAACTGCAACTGATACTTGAAAAGTATCTTCATCTAGCTTTAATACGTCATATGGCGGATATGTTTGACGAGTTGCCGTCTGATGCACATTAGCCATTCTTTCAACTTCACGATTAAAACCAATAAAAAATGGATCATTGAAGATATTTCCCCAAGATCCGTTGTATGTGTGTGTTACCATTTTATTCCTCCTTCAAGCGAATAAGTTAATATACGGGTCCTCTTATGAGCGACCCGTATATTATTATAGCAAATTAGTTATTAGAAGTCTATTTTTTTGGAGATTCCTTCTTTGGTGTTGCTGGTGCAACTTTCTTTACAACTGGCTTATCAACTTTTGGCTTTACTGCCTGTCCAAACGCTGGTCTGCCAAATCCAACTACTGATACCGCTTGTGACTTACGAAGCTTAGATCCGTTCTTCTTCTTATATGCACGAACCTTTAGGCAACACTCTCCACCATTTCTTTGATCCCCCTTTTTATCAGGTGCAGTATTTCCTTCTACACATATTACTGTGCCATCGCCATTGTCTTTTACAACAATACCAACGTGAGAAATTCTATCAACACCATCGTTTGGGAAATCAAAATAAACAATATCTCCTGGTTGTGGAGTTGCTTCTTCTGCTTTCTGCCATGTGCCAGTTTTATTAAATGCTGCTGCTCCTGCAGGAGTATAAACTGTATTAGGTACCTTTACTCCAGCCTCATTTGCACACCACATAATAAATGATCCACACCATGGCTGGAAGTTAGACTTTGTAAACTTTCCAAACTTTGTTTCGTTATCTTTAGGACCTTCAATATATCCTACTTCTGCTAATGCTACTTCTACTAATCTTGCTGCTGAACCTTGTACTGCTGTCATTTTTTCTCCTTATTATATTTATATTTGTATTGCTAGCGCCCCCGACAGGAATTGAACCTGCGGCCAAGACCTTAGAAGAGTCCTGCTCTATCCCCTGAGCTACGGAGGCACCTTAATACTACCAAATCTTTTTTAGTTTGTCATCAGCCATTTTTTTCTCATTTGCAGTTGCTGCATACAATGCTCTCATATGCGCCATTGCTCTTGACTTACTAGGATGGCATCCTTTTAATTCACCTTTATCATTTACTACAGCAAAACCTTTACATCCCGCTGCACCTTGTTTAATGTTGTATGGCATTTTATCTCCTAATTAATTGTTGATTTGAGACTGGATCTTAGCCACCAGCCCCAGAATTCATGCTTATCTTGTCTTTCTGCTAAAAAATTTGCAAGGCCTTGTTCATTTTGCAATGTTGCAAAATCAAACATAATTTTAATATCAGAAATCATTTTATTATTCATTTCTAATAATTGTCTTGACATTGTAATTGGAGAATTTGAATCTAATTGTACGTCCCCATATGTTTGTGCTGCTATAAAATCTGTCAATGTGTATGGAGCAATCACATCAAATTTTCTTAACCATTCTGAAATTGTATCAATAGTTTCATAAACATCTGCATAAATGTCACCAAAAAATTCATGGTATTGTGTAAATAATGGTCCTTCCACATTCCAATGAAAACCATGTGCTGTAGTATAAAATACTACAGAATTTGCTTGCCATTTTTTTAACATCATAATTAATTCATTCATTTTATCTCCTAATCATTTGGAATATCTTCAATGTTCATATGATCTATTAAACCATACTGTTTTGCCAATTCCATTCCTTCTGGACTAATATTAATAGTAGCCTCTAAATTTTCATCGTATTCAACTGTAATTAAATCTTTTTCATACAAATCAAGCAAAGCTTTTTCTGTATACTCTTCATGTGCTTGCCACAATTCTGGAGCAATCTCCTGAGCCTTTTCTGAAATGGAAAATATAAATTCTCCGCTTTCATCTATGCCTTCAATTGTAACAGCACCAATTTCTATATAGTGCTCTAACTTCATATCATCCTCATCCATTATTGCCCCCTTAGTATATTGTACAGCAGGTCGGACTTGAACCAACGATGGCCAAATTATGAGTTTGGGGCTTTAACCAACTAAGCTACTGCTGCCTGTTGGTCTATTATAAGCTTCCATCCTCGTTTTTGTCAATAGTTGCTTCAACTAATTGCTGCACATAATCTGAAAAATGCTTTCTAATGCTTCCTGATGGCCTTGCCCCATAGGACATCCATAGCCTTTTATATTCAATAACATTTGAAAATGTAGTTGGACATAACTGTGTACCATGGTATTCTTTTAAAACTGTAGGAAGTGGAACATGTTTTCCACAACACTTACATTCTTTTGCTTTTTCTTGGTATATGCTCATAGTGTCGTCATTCTTTCTAGTGTATCTGCCAGGTGTTCTGGAATTCTTGGTGGCTGTATTAAATTATATGCATGCTCTTTTTCTCCATCTGGATCAACGGCAAAGTCATTGTCAAAGCTCATTGATTCATATGTGTGAATCTTTATCTCTGAATTATTATCAAATCTAGTTCGACTGATAGCATTATAAACTGATCCGCATACGGCGTCAGCTAAGTCTTTAGAACCTTTTCTTGGGTGATCTACTCTATCTTTCATGATTTTAAGTTGTAATAATTCATCTATAAGTAGTCTAATAGCTGGTCCAGACAATCTTTCTTCCGCAACAACCATTGCCATATCATCATAATGCTTTTTAGCAACAGACAAAAGCTCAGTACTAATTCCATATGATTTTAATTGTTGCATCATGTCATGGGAGTTCCATCTGTCAAAAGTACATACACGTATTTTAAATCCTAAAGTTCTAAGCGATAAAATATAATCTTTTACTTCAGTAAAGTCTACAGATTTATCTGGAGTTGGAGTCCAGTATCTTACAGCATCTACTTCAACAATCGGTGCTGGTTGAGAATAGGTATCTGTTACCTTTACATTAACCCATCTTTGAACATGAGCTAAAGATACTGCACAGTGGTCATGCTTTTGTGCCAAGTCAACGTGAATAAAATATTCTTTATCTGGATCTGGAGCAAACCACGGCTCAAATCTTCCAAATTTATCAACTGCCAACGCCATATTATTAAATGCTTTCTCAACTTTTTCTCTAGACTTAAAGAATGCATCGATAGCTTCTGGTGGCATGCAAGCAAAACGCCCTAGGGCATCTAATGAATTTTTATAGAATGCAACTTTAAAATCTTCAATGCTTCTTGTTGGATTAATTTCCCACGTAGGTCTTTTAAGGGCAAATACCCTTGGGATAGCATAAGAAATAATGTTATCTTCTTCCCACTCAATATCAAATTCATTACCTTCAGTTCCGTCTGGAAGTTCTTCATCCATCTTAAATCTGTGCGATCTTGTTATAGTTTCTTTTTCTGCAATTACAGATTCATAAAATTTTTGAATTGGATCATTCTTAAAACGTGGAAATGAAAGTAAAATCACCTTACCGAAGTCTGGGAAACGTGAGTCTACTGAAGCCCTATACATGTCATATATAGCATCAGCAGTTTTAGCTTGATCATGCCCTGTTGTATTTTCTGTTGCAAAACCTGAAATTTCGTCAAGGATTACAACAATAACGTTATAGCCTTCCCAGGCTTCTCTTTCTGAGTGACCAGAGTGAACTGTAACTGCTTTATCAAATTTCATTTCAGATGCTTTATCTGTGTACTTGCCAATAAACCATGGTGACTTTTCAATGCGTGTCTTAAATCCTTTAAAGAAAACATTGTTTGCCTGCTGTGCGTTTATAGCAATATTTAAAATATCAATCGCATCCCCAGGTGGCTTACCATAATATAAAGCTGGATCTTTAAGGCATAATAGTAAATATACTATATAGGCTACTGCAATAGTTGAGCAATAATCTTTTCCAGATCCTTTACCCAATTGTGCAACTACTTCATTAGCAGTCTGCTTAAATATCTTCTTGCCTTCTTCTTCACCAAATAACTTTATTAAGGTTGATTCTTTATAAATCTGTGAACTTTTTTCAATTAATCTATACTGATATTCAGATAAAGGTGGTAGCCCAAGATACTGCGGACTCTGTACAAATGTTTTTAAATCGACTGGCTTTTCTTCAAACTCTTCGCCGTCAAGTAAGTCAATGAGATCATTAAAATTAAATTCCACTAGCTTCCTCAACAACTACAGATTCAACAATACCAGTAATTTGTGAAAGTCTTCTAGCAACATCCATCTTGCACTTAGGGCATGATGCTGTTACTTCTTTTAATATTCCAACTAAAATTTGTTGCTTATGCTCTGTCTCTGCAATTTGTGTAGCAAGTTCTGCGTTATCTAGTAAGCCAACCTGTTGAAGCATTCCAATTCTTTTTGTTTCAATGTCTGCAATTAACTTTAATGCGCCAGACTTTACAGCCAGCTGTCCTTGCAAGCCAGCCTCTTCTACAGTTTTCCATGCTTCTTGAATAAGCATGGCATAGTGTTGATCTGCTCCAGAAATTGCTTCCTTTGCTCTGTCCCTTGAACTCTGATCATTATGAACTACCGTCTTCCATTCATCTATCAGCGTAACCACTTCTGCTCTTTTAAATCCAGTTAGAGTGGCTATTTGTGTAGGAGTATTACCTTTTAGTAGTTCTGAGACTACTTTATTCATACGATCAAAGTGATCAGCTAATTCCATTTCCATATGTATATATTATACTTCTAGTCAACTGAAATAGCAAGTTTCTTGGCAATCTTAAGTAAGATTAAATAACCAATCATGTCATCAATATCATTATCTCCAGCAAAGCCTGAGCCATTCTTTATTCTATTAATCTTATCATCGATACGAATTTTAATCTGTTCTTGGTTATCCGCCTGAGAAAATATACGAATTGGACTAAGTGCTGAGTCTCCATATGAGATGTTTTTATTAATTAACATCTCTGCAATTTCAAGGCACTCTCTAATAATCTTATATCCTGATGGCGCATCTGTTGCCATTAATTGAAGATCTGTTACCCATGACTGATAACTATCTTTATTAGGATAATCTGTTCCCGCCATTATTCCATCTCCTTGTATAGTTGTTTAAGTCCTTTTAAAGTACCTATGTCCATATATTTACCACCTGGCCTAACCGCCTTAATATTAGCTCTTGCGCCAATCCATTCCTTAATTTGTTTTCCAGGATGATCTAAACTTGGATCTAAGTATCTTATCATATTCTTACGAAATAGCATAGTGCCCCACATATCCGCATAATTACAATCTTCTACTTTATCTTCTGAACCAATAACTTTATCTCCAGACAATAGAACTTGTCCGACACGACCCTTTAATTCATCAGAACATTCCCAGACCCCAAGAACGATGTCTGCCTTGTCCTCTTTCATCATTTCTTTATATATATTTCCTGGTGCATTCAAAATAAATGTATCTGGCATAGCAACCAGAACTGTATCATTATTTTCACCAATCATAAACTTTACTGCATCTGACATAGTTGATGGCTCACGAACTATTAATTTAACATTCATGTCCATGTTTTGAATAATTGGAACCCATACTGCTCTTGTTGATATCCGTACTTCATCGCACACCTCTAGCATTTGTTCTACATGCCACTGCAATAATGATCTTTCATCTGAAATTGGCAAACAAAACTTAGGAATTCCGCCTACTCTAGAGGCTTTACCAGATGCTGGCAATACTCCAATTACACCCATCATTCACTCCACTCATGAGGATTAAATCCATTAGGATATGACTCATTTACCATTGGATCCTTTTTCCATGCAATCCAACCAGCTTCTCTATCATCGCCCCAATATAAATGAACAACATCTACATCTAACAATCTTCTAGCATCATCTCCATGAAATATTTTTACATTATTATTTTTTAGCCAATCCATCTCCATAAGTTCTGGAGCCCATTCATTTAGATGCTTTTGATATGGCTCAACGCCTAATTCTTTATATATAGCATCAGTAAACATTTGCACATCAGTGTAGTAATGAACCATATGATTATGCTTAATAATTCCATCTGAACATCTTTCTACACATAGGTCTATAGCAGCTTTCATTATTGGGCTACCAGCCTTTGCTGCAATTACTTGTGTGGCAAGCCAAGGGGTATCACGCTCAATATCTAATACGGCATCGTATTCTTGACTCATCCAATATGCAATAGGCGACTTACAATGTGTATCCATGTCTGCGTATACGCCACCATAAATATAAAGAATTGCAAATCTCCATAAGCCAGCTTTCATAACTCCCAGCGGAAGATTCATATATGTATTATATACATTTTCTGGAAAATTAAGTCTAAAAAATTGTTCTCTATCTGCACCAGACATATATCCATGATCCCAGTCTGGATTCATGTGTTTCCAAGTGCCTATGCTTTCTTTAGCATATTGAGGTAATTCATCATATGAAGTTTCATACGTTTGCCAAATGGTTTTTTCGATGCTCATCTTTTTTTAATCAATCCAAACTGTTCTAAATATCTCTGTATAGTCATAGCAGAAACACCACACTCTTTGCCTATCTCAGTAACTGTTTTCTTTTGCACAACATATCTTCTATGTAGCCAATCCTTGCTTTGATATAGCTTCATCGTTCTGTCAAGACCTTGTTAGCATAATGTGCAATACCAAAACTATCTGCAACGTCAAAATCCACCACATTTAAATTATACTTTCTATTAAAATAATCAGCAGTTCTTTGTTTTCTCATATTTCTTAATTTATTTTGATACCAAGAGTCCGCATATCCTGGATTCTGTAATCTAATTGCAGCTTTTTCTTCTTTAGTAGGGTTCTTATTGCCTATGTATGCCTGCCAGGCACTTGGAGATATTGTAATAACTTTAGCACCAGTTGACATTAATTCTGCAATTACAACGCCGTATACATAAGATAATTTTATGACAGCATCAGGTGATTTGACAAACACTGCACCTTCTACAACAATATAATCAGACTTTAATTCATCTAACATTACACTCATTTTTACTTTAGCGTCATATATTTTTTCATATATATCATTGCCTTGAAATTCTATCTTACCCCATTTTAAAGGAATATCATTTTCCATTAGGCAAAATGCTACGGAGTTAGTTGATGCATCTATACCTAAAACTCTATAAGCTTTTATTTTTACTAGATCAGCT